ATGAACGATCCTATGTTTGTCGAAACGCTGATTATCTCCTCATCGTTTTTTATTATCGCCATTATTTTGATTGCTTCCGTGCTGCTGCTGGAAAACGGCTGACCGTTAGCCAGCCGCAGTATTTATTGTTTACGGAACGTCACCAGTTCAGGACGGGCGATACGCAGATAGTCCTGGGTGTCCATAATCACCGACTTTTCCAGCAGGCCGGCGTTAAAGGCGATCTCATCGAAGCGCTCAAACAGCAGCGGATCGGCGACCAGCGTCAGATCCGGATGAAAGCTGAAGGGGGGAATGGCGCCGAAGACGCAGCCGGTAAGCGCATCCACTTCAGCCGGACTGGCGAGAGAGGCCTTTAGCCCACCGAAATGACTGGCCAGAAGGCTCAGATCGGCCTGCCGATCGGCGGCGAGGATTGCCAGAATATGTTTCTTAACACCGTTGCCTTTTACCTTGCAGACCAGTGCTTTTGCACCCTGCCGGAGATCGGTCCCGCGAATTTCACTGACCGCTTCGCATTTCCCAACGGCCTCATGCGCCACCACGCGAAAGCGCGCCTCCTGCTCGGTTAATAAGCTGATTAGCCGCTGATGGGTCGTCGTCCCGATCACGTCATCAGACATAACGATTTCACCTGTGATTTGCCAATACGTAGCTTGCTACATTAGCACGGGACGGAGAGGGCTGAAAGAAAACAGCCAGCGGGTGCGCTGGCTGTTGGGTCATGCGTTGCTGGTGGACGACTGTTTCTGGAGCAATTCGCTAAAATCTAAGTGACTGAATTTAATTTATAAAACTCCTTCCCCAAAACATCCCCAAAATAATTCCCCAAAACTCCCTGTTTAAATCACAACTTTTTTCCATTCTAGACCACGATCATCTCCATACATTACGCTCATTGCTTCGGTTTTATGCCCTAAAAGAGTTTTGACATCTATACCCTGAGCTTTGTATGTTCTTGATGAAAGCGAGCGCTGTTCATGAAACGGCGGGAGGGCAGTGCAATCCTTAGGCCAGGTAATATTTGCTTTATCTCTTGCCTCCTTAAAATATCTTGATATTGTTTTTTCGGGAACGTGAGATCCCGCTTTACCGTAAGCGTGATGCTTAACATGGTGGATCAGATAAGGGCTCACTACTCTATCGCGACACTTACTAATAACATCAGCCAGAGTCAACCCGATTGCATCGCACTTTAAATTTAAGGGGATAGCTAACTTCATTCCGGTTTTATTTTGGGTAACATGAAGGTGATTATCCCAAATGTCACTAAACTTCATCTCGACTATGTCACCTATCCTTTGCCCGGTTACTAAAGCCAAAAGCATAGAATTTTGAGCGCATGGCGGCAAAGAGCCTGCGCTTTCAAAAATCAATTTCCATTGTTCAATGCTAAGTCTGCTTCGTTTCACTTTTGCTATTGGATTTTTTACAGCTAAGGCTGGGTTGTAGCCAGGATCAACCTCGCCAGCATGCTGCGCCTCTTTGAACACGTCGTTTAGTACGCTTCTTATCAGTTGGCCCATTCTGTGCTTTCCCTCTGCCTTATATTCATCAATAATTTTTGCAATGAGTCTTGTATCAACATCCTTCAGGCGAAGGTTTGGCACTCTATCTGCGAGAATCTGAGAACATAATCGTCTGGATTTTACAGTAGGTTTTTTTATCTCACCGTCACGCAACCTTTCCATCTGAATTTCGATGTATTTTTTAATCCACTCAGAAACACGTATGCCTTGATTCTTTTTCCCTGAGCTCTTCATTGCCATATCAATCAGAGCATAAGATTGCTGAGTTTCTTGTTCCGCGGTTATACGGTTCATCTCGATTGCAGCAGCTTTTGCTGCTTCATCATCTGTTCCGAATCCAATAAATGAACCTGTTACAGGGTGGCGATATTGCCAATAAATTTTTGAAGTACGCTTATCTAACTTACAGTAAAGGTTGGGTATTTTGACATTATGTTTTCTGGGGCGAGCTGCCATTTATTGCTTTCTCCACTAACTGGCGGGCCTTGTCTGATAATGATGACGAAATATCAACACTGCCAACCATGCCAACAAAACGAGCATCTTCATCTATAACCCAGCGTCGACCTTGCTTTAAGGCTGGCGGATAAGTCTGTTTGGTCTTTGCTATTTTGTTTAATGCTGAGTTGCTTAATGGATATTTGAATCCATTAGGACCAGATGCCCACTCATGAAGTGTTACTAACTGCCCCATGCGTTTCTCTCCACTTAACCGGCTGCACCCGGTGTTTATTTCTGCAATTTATCCTTCATGCTCTTAACTGTTACCGTAAGCAGATCGATATCAGTCACTTTGCCATGAATTATTTCAGCTATCCGCTCAACGATAGCGCGGTAGTTTGTTTGGCACCCTGAAGCATGGCGGCGCGGCGGTTAACTACCTCTATCAGTGCTTCTTCCGCTTCGCCCAGGCTCTCAGCAATGCCGCGCTTGTCGCCATCGAAGTCATTCAGGTCAAGACGAATACGGGCAACTTTCTGTATTGCGACCATCACGTCATCAGGCACAGCTACCGGCGCTGGAGGGGCTGTGCGTCTGGCATATTTAAATCCAGCCCTGAATGCATCTGAAAGTTGACTATGACCGTCAACCTTAAGCCTGTGGAGCAATAGCGCCGCATTCAACTCCGCATCGCTTATATCATCTGTGCTTGATTTCGCTTCGAGCGATGCCAGCGCCAGCTTCATCGCCGCCAGCGCCATGGCCGCGTCTTCGTTTACTGCGCCTGGCGTCGCATCGCGCTCTTCTTCAAGCTCCGCGATTGTTTTCAGCAGCCATTCTTTGGTTAATGTCATGGGTTAGTCCTCTTCACAATTACACCGCCATCGCAATGCGGGCAATCCTCGCCCTGCTGTCCATTTTCTTTAATCACTTTTCCGTAATGGCAGCGGTAACAATGTAGGACTTCTGCCTTTTTGGTTGCCCTGATAATGTCTCGACCAAACCCCATAGAAACACGTTCCAGAAAACCGCGCTTTATCAGGTCTTCAGCCATTGCACCCACTTTGACAGGAAAGAGAGAGTCACCATCCCAGAGCGCCGTTTTTCGGTATGGCGATATTTCAATCTCCCAGCGATGAACTATGGCTGGCTTTAAAAACTCGCGCTCTCGCTTATTCAGTGGCTTTTCCATGCTCACTCTCCTTTACCGGCTGCGGCGGCTATACGAAAAAGTTGAATGTCGTCACTGTCTGAGTTCTGCTCACTCCAGATAAGTGACGTCTCTCGTCCACGCTCGTTGATATGCATGAGATTTCTTTCGTCTGTAAAACATGCAGGGATGTAATCGACAGGAAGGGAGTAGAGGGCAACTGCATCATCTCCCCATTGCTCAACTGCATAGTTCTCATTGGTTGTGAACCTCGACATGAATGATGTGGCGTTAGCGTTCCTCATCCATGCCACTGGCTTAACCTCCCGCGCCTCCAGCTCAGCAATCCGCCGCTCTGCGGCTTCCAGCTCATCCAGCAGCGCCAGCACATCCCGAGTAGGGACCATAAAGTTCGGCATGAAGTTATCTTTCGCCTTTTCTGCTGTTAGGCGCAGTGCCTGTTTGTCGATGTTGCTCATTGGGCGGCCTCCTGGCGTTTTGTGGTCCACGTTACAGTGTGTTCTGCGATAAGCGTGAAGGAATGACCGCATTCATCGCAGGTTAGCTTGTCGCCATCAGCGTCATAACTTTCCTCGGTATCAACTTTGGCATTGCACCATGGGCATTTGGCCTCATCTTCGCTGAAGTAATCCCACTCGTTGTAATCCGAATTATTCTCAACCCTCGCAAGAGCCTCAGTGCGAATTTTTTCCTCTTCTGCTTCATGGCATGAATGGCATGTCCAACCCCAAAAACCATTAGCATCACGAGAACCCCATACACCACCACCGATATCATTCTCACTTCTGGGTGGAATGGTGATGGCGTCTTTACGGTTAACTCCGCAGCATTGGCAGCGGTCGTGTTCTTCACAAACTACATACGAGATCTTTTCGCCGTTCTGATTGCAGTGTCCGCAGCCATTAACCCACATCCAAACGCCTCTCACTTCCAGAGCGTAAAGGTGCTTTTCTGGGGGCGTTAGCGTGATTTCCGGTTCGTGGGTAGTGCCACCAAAAAGCTGCGTGCTACCAGAACGAGTTCTGTTCATGCCTGTTTTCAGGCGATCGTCATTGATTGGTGAAACGATGATTTCGTTTTTGTCTGTACGGTTGCTCATGACTGCGCTCCTTTGCGAATTTGGGCGGCGAACTCGCGGGCATCATCACCGCTGATATCTGCATGCATCTCTTTGGCGAACATCTCCACCCCCTGCGCCATTACATCAGCCAGGATAACTTCGGTTGCTGGGGTTTTAACGTCGACCAGCATTCGAACGCTTTCGACATTCTCCGGATCGGTTGATTGCTGCCATCTGATAGTTGCGTCAATCGCAGCTTTAATCCCAGCATTTTCCGCAGCCAGCGCCGCAGCTTCATTACGAACCTTACGCAGTTCCAGAACAGCTACCTGCACTGCATAAGCGAACATAGCAGCAGGGCGGTCACTCACTTTTTCACTGTCTCGTTGCATGTTGACAGCAATAGTCATCAGTTCATCCAGCTGTTCGCCGGTCATTGGTTTATTGGCTGTCATGATTTTGCTCCTGCTGCAATTTGTGTTGCTTAACGAAGTGGGCTACAGCCTTTGACTGGCTGGTCACGATCCCATTAAGGATGACGTTCTTACCGCGATAGATTTGCGCTTTCCCGATCTCATTACCTTCAAGTCTGACGTAAAGAGTTTTCCCTCTGATCTCAGTTTCAGGGACTGGTTGTGACAGGCGGTAAGTTTCACGCGCTTCGGCAATCGCTTTATGTTCGTCCATAATCGACAGCGCCTCGGCCAGTGCACTCCCTTCAAGAGTGAAGACGCCTTCATCACTGATCGTGGCCTGAGCCATCAGCTCAACGAAACGGCGTGCGTTCTTTACACTCAGCTCCGGCGCGATAGAGCTACGGGTTACTTTCGATTTACCCTGAGCAGCCGCTACAGCTTTATCATGTTGGAGTACTTTCCCGGCCTGTTCGCCATACTCCATAACGCGATCAACCGCGACATCGACTGACACAGCACCGGATTTAACCTCCTGCTGAACGTCATGGTTCGCCGTGCTGAGGAGCAGCAGCTTTTCGACGGTGGCCACAGACTTATTCACCAGCTTTGCTATCTCGCTGGTGGTCTGGTTGAAGGCGTTATGAAGCTCCTGAATAACAGCAGCCTGTTCCATATCGGATAGCGGGAGCTGGTTGTTACTGGTCATGATGCGCGCCAGGCGCTGAACATCGTTACCGTTGAACGGCATGATGTGGATGCGGTCTACTGGCTTACCTGCTTCTGCACAGCGCGCATAGCAGCGACGCCGACGGTGGCCTTCAACAACCCACACTCCACCTTCATCGCGGGCGATAACTTCCAGTGGAGGAACAGAACCACCGTTCATCAGGTAGTTGAAGAGGTCATCATCTGCCTGGCGGGTACGCTCATCATCTTCGCGTTTGTTGAAACCTTCCCGCACATGGATTTGGTCAAGGCTGATGAACATCCCGGTATCGGTGCGCTTGATGGTCCCGTCACGGGTCATTTGCTTGAATGAGTTAGCCATCAGAGAGCCACCTCGTTATTTTGGGAAATGACGATGGGTGACAGCTCACGCAATTCTCGCTGGGCTTCCAGTAAATGCATATTGGTTCTGGTCTTCGTGAGACGTTCAACAATGCGGTCACACTCTTTGGCCCAGCTTGCGACATCTTCACGCAGAGTTGCGTTCTGAACAGCCAATTCCTTACGCTGAGCCATCGCTTCACAAAGCGCGACGCTGGTATAGTCCAGGCGGTTAGCCAGTTCGGTCATAATTCCGCGATAAGCTGGCGGAAGGAGAGGGGCGGCCGTACGCGCTGCGTTGATCAGCTGCTCCCGGGTCATGCGTGGTTGTAACTCGGTGACGTTCTGTGTGTTCGTCATGGATAGTTTCTCCGTGTTATACGCGCTCTGCACAGCGCTGAATTTTGGTTGCATGAATCCCTCGCCTGTTGGCGACAAAAAATAAAGGGGGTCGTTTTAATAAGCACCCAACCAGGGCACTTAGTGAAACGGGCGGCTGCCACCGCCAGTTAGCTTCTCCACAATTGAGAGCGCGTTCTCCTGAGTTGATTTAACGACTACGGCCTCTCAAGTTGAACGCTGAACGCGCTTTCAGTTGTGTAAAAGGGGCGGTCGACATTAAGGACATTCAAAACTGCCGACCGCCAAGACTACACACAGCAATCAAAACTTTGCCTGTCTTTTCACCACATCAGGCTCGGTGGTATTCTTGGAGTTCTCAAACAACCAAGAAGGGTAATGCTCATGATTAACGGATTTGGTCACCTATACTCCGCAACGGAGCAGCACATTGCAAAAATCAGAGAAATCAAAACCATCGGTTTTGTTGACTCTAACGAATTATCCAAAGTAACCAATCGCGCCGTTCAACTGTGCGTCCTAGACTTATTGCTTGCTGCACATCGCAATAAGCATGAGACCACGATTAACAAACTCCCCGGCGCTAAAGCTCTCCACCACAAACTTCTTCAGAAATATAACTGGCCACTGTCAGAGATTCGCGCGATGAGCCTTTCAGATGTTTTTATCGCACTTCACGATGAACTATCACTCGAATCTCTTGAGGGTCAGGCTAAAAGCTACTTTTCAACAATGATTGCCGGGAGATACCCAATTACGTTTAGTGATTTTATCGATGAGGAGTGGGATCCTGATCTGGCCGAAAAACTTCTATTCGACTCTGCGCAGTAGCCTCTTCAATTTGTGTATTCAGGATAGATAATTGTTTTTCAATTTCGGCTTTAGTGAGAACCAGACTCTGAAGCCGCCTTACTGCCTCAACCTTTTTCTCCATCCATCCAAAGATCTGCTCATCAGACATTCCACTTGCGTCGATAACTGGTTCTCCTTCGGTAGCCCCTACCTTCTGGTAAATGAATCCAGCTTTTAAGCTAACTACACCCTTTGATTGCTCGCTCATGTTGCTTACTCACAATGTTCGCTGCTGATGAATAAAATCTAACTTAACTTAGTTTTTAGGTCAAGGGTAAACACCAAACTTTTCTTAGTTTAGTGTTTTGAGGAGTTAGGGAACTTAGATTTCGTACTGAACGCCTTTGACAACGCCAATAATAAGGCAGTTACCGTTGATCGGTATGTTGGGGTAGCGAGGATTTAGTGGGACTAAAAATTTTTGTGGGCCATCAATGACAAGTTTTTTAACAGTCGCTTCGTTAGTGCCATCAATACGCGCAACAACAATCTTCCCATGAAGGGGTTCGACATCTGGATCAACAATAACGGTAGCCCCTTCAGGTATTGTTGGGAGGCCATTTGGATTGGTCATTGAATCCCCTTTGACCTCTAATGCGAACGAGCTATCTCCAATGCGAAGTGATGTCTCAACCCATTTATCGACATCGCTGAACAAATCAGCAGTTTTACATTCCGTAAACTGCCCAGCCTGAACCCAAGAAATCACTGGCACACGCCGCATTTTAGTTATGAGGGCACCTTCAAATTCGGTGCCGTAAAGAATGTAATCTATTGATGTATTGAAAAATTTCGCCAGCTTAACCAGCGATTCACCGTTTGGGATATTCACATCCTTTTCCCAATAACCGACCGCTACGTCACTAACACCGCAGAATTTACCCAGTTCTTTTTGAGAAGTTCTTGTAACCCTACGTAGGGCCTTAATGCGCTGACCAACCGTTTCCATGAAAGCACCAAATTTAAAAAAGACTAAGCAATCTTAGTTTTTATTGACCGAAGTTAGATTGGTTATTAATATCTAATCAAACTTAGCTAAGGAGGCTTCATGACAACCGACGAGATTGAACAACATTTCGGCAGCACTGAAAAAGTTGCCGAATTTTTTGGCATCACTAGTGAGGCCGTTTACCAGTGGCGTAACCGCCCAGGACGCTTAATCCCAAAAGGACGAGCTGCTGAAGCTGCGTATCGAACTGCTGGTGAACTGGAATTCAACCCAGAACGTTATGGCAAGAATACATCGCCAAGCGATCAGAAATAACCACAGAGATAAGGGGTTAACCGTGGGTATAGAACCTGAATGGAAAGTTGAGAAGCAGCCCGCCTGGCTAGTGGCCGCAATCAGGAAGACGATTGCCGCGTTGCCAGGAGGATACGCTGAAGCGGCGGAAATTCTGGACGAAACCCAGAATTCACTCTTTAACCGCCTTCGTGCTGGTGGCGACCAGATCTTTCCGATGGGCTGGGCAATGGTGCTTCAGAGCGCCGCTGGCGTAAGTTACATCGCTGACGCGTTCTCTCGTGAAACCGATAACGGAATTCACGTTCCCGGCGCCGTGCCTGATGATGAAAACGAAGAGATTGGCCTGAAGCTGGCCGAGCTGGTGGGGAGGCTTGGTGAGCTGGTCAACGCTTACCGTCATTACATTGAAGATGGTGTAGTTGACCGGAGCGAGTGGCAAAGTCTTAACGATATCGCATATCAGTTCAGGGTCACTCTCATGACGTTCCTGAACCTTATTTCCCGTGTTTATTGCCTCCCAGAAATGGGTGAGGCCCGCGAGTGTGCAGCTCCGGGCCCCTTGGCGTGTCGTATCAGTGGAGAAACTAACGCATGAACAGTGTAACGGTAAACAACCGTCTCCCGCAACTACGTGGTATTCCCGTTATTGGAACCTCGTCGTTTCGGTATGAGCGGATGGTATCAGGCCGCTGGGTTCCATGTAACCACAGCAGGGCTATGGCGATTGTGGGTGTCTGGCGTCGGAAGGGGAGAGCGCTATGCGAGAACTTAACCGCCGTTTCAGAGATCACTATGGCGTCCCGGTGCGTGTCATCAGATGGGAGCCCGAGACTCGACGCGTTATATACCTTCGCGAAGGGTACGATCATGAGTGCTTCAGCCCTCTTGAGCAATTCCAGCGTAAATTTACAGAGTTAAAGGACGACCATGAGCCTGTTAATGCCATCCCGCCCGATAGTGATTAACCCTGACCTTGCGTACAGCATTGGGCTGAACGAGGCCATTGCTTTGCAGCAGGTTAATTACTGGCTGAAAGAAACCACCTCCGGACTGGAGCGTGACGGCGTGCGCTGGATTTACAACACCAATGAGCAGTGGCTGGAGCAGTTCCCGTTCTGGTCTGAATCCACCCTGAAGCGCACATTCACCCGCCTGAAAAACCTTGGCGTACTCAAAGTTGAGCAGTTAAACAAGTCTCAGCGCGACATGACGAACTATTACACGATCAACTACGAAAGTGAGCTTTTAGATGAGGTCAAAGTGACCAAATCGAAGAGTTCAAAATGCACTCTTCCATCAGGTCAAAATGAACCGATGGAAGAGGTCAAAGTGGAACGTTCCATCGGGTCAAAACGAACCGCTCTCATCAGGTCAAATTGCACTGATGTTCTTACAGAGAATACAACAGAGAATACTACAGATATTAAAAACCCTATTTGTCCGGTTGCGCCGCAACCAGACGGTGATGTGTTGATCACCGATCAGGCTAAACAGGTTTTAACCCATCTGAACCAGGTGACCAGTTCGCGTTATCAGGTTTCTACAACCTCGCTGCAAAACATTCGCGCCCGAATCGGGGAGGGCTTCACCGTTGAAGAGCTGTCGCTGGTGGTGGACTACTGCAACGCCAAGTGGAGCGACGATTTAACTATGGCGGCCTACCTGCGCCCACAAACGCTTTTCCAGCCAACGAAGTTTCCAGCTTACCTGAAGTCCGCTACCAACTGGGCGAATGCCGGAAGGCCAGCGCGTGTTAACGGGAAGTGGGAGCGTGAGGATGGAATCTTCAAATCCAGCTTCAAGAACACCGACTACAGCAAAGTCCCGGCGGGCTTCAGAGGAGCGAACTCATGAGTCTTCTGAAAGATATTCAAATTTTCATCGCTGAAAACCCTGGGTTAACTAACAAACAGATCGCAGCTTCAATGCCTCAATACAACGTTCACGCTGTTCAGCGCGGTGTATGTCATCTGGTCAAACTGAATCGCGCAACCCGCCAGCATAACGGCAAGTGCTACCAGTATTTTTCCGAAGCGCCGGGTGGTGACGTTAGCGAGGGGCGTTCTGCACTGAAAATTAACCGGGCTGATAAACCAGCTGTATCAGAACAGGAAGAAGCTCCGAATCCAGCTGTAACCACGATGATGAATAAGGCTCAAGGCCTGTTTGAAAAGGGGCTCTACCAGCGTGCGGCCACAGTTCTGATGGATGCCTTCAATCGCTCTAAGAACGAAGAGCAGCGGATGAAGATACTGATTGAGCGTCAGCGTTGCCTGAGCATGGCGCCGAAAGTGAAAGCACCCTCTGATGCATGGTGTCTGGCTGGCCGAGCGAGGAATGTCTGATGAAATACTCACTGATTTACGCTGACCCAGCCTGGCTTTATGACAACAAAGCCAGTAACGGTGCAGCAGAAGATCACTACGACACGATGAAACTGATCGACATGAAGCGCTTACCGGTTTGGGACCTGGCTGCCGATGATGCAGTTCTGGCTATGTGGTTTACCGGAACCCACACCCGCGAAGCTATCGAACTGGCTGAAGCGTGGGGCTTTAAGGTCCGCACGATGAAGGGCTTTACCTGGGTAAAGTTCAACCCACTGGCAGAGCAGCATATCAACAAAGCACTTCAGGCAGGGCGTGTGGAGGATTTTTACGACTTCCTCGACCTGTTGAACGTACAAACACGCATGAACGGCGGGAACTACACCCGAGCCAATACCGAAGACCTGCTAATCGCCACCAGGGGAAATGGACTGGAACGCAAGTGCGCCAGCATCAAGCAGGTTATCTACAGTCCACTCGGTGAGCACAGCCAGAAGCCAGTAGAGGCGCGTTTCCGTCTGGAGAAGCTTTACGGTGACGTTCCACGCATCGAACTATTCAGCCGTTGCGGTGCGCCTGGCTGGGACCACTGGGGAAATCAATCTGAATCACCAGCTGTTGAGCTTATACCGGCAGTTGCCGTTCCCATGAAAAAACTACAGGAGCGCGCCGCATGAAAAAGTTATCTACCGAGCATGAGAACGCTGTGCGTGATGTAGCCCGTCAATGCAACGATGCCATCAAAAAAGCCCTAAAGCAGAAGCCAAAGCCAAGCTGGAATGTCGTAGTGCCTCCGATCCTGAAGGAGTACCACGAGAAGGTTAAACCGATGGGTGTAAGCCTGGTGATGTTCAACAGCGTAATCGGACGCCTGAACGGGCGTTATGGAGTCGAGTCATGATCGAATTAACGCCGCGTCAGAATGAAGTGTTCGAAGCTATCAAGGTTCATATCGAAAAGGCTGGCTTCCCACCTACGATGCTGGAGCTTGCCGGATTAATTGGCTGCGCATCACCGAACGCTGCTGTAGCGCACGTGAAGTCACTTAAGAAAAAGGGTTACATCACTGTTGCTCCTGGCGCAGCCAGGGGCATTACCGTCGTCAAAACGGAATGGGATGCAGATCCAGTGACGATCATCAAAGACCTGCTATCCGGTGGAGATAAGGCCAGAGATAACGCTGTTGAATGGCTGAAAAAACAGGGAGTGACGTTATGAAACTGGTGCTCCCGTTCCCACCGAGCGTAAACACATACTGGCGAGCCCCGAATAAGGGGCCGTTAAAAGGCCGCCATTTGATCAGCGCCAAAGGCAGGGCATATCAAAGCGCGGCCTGTGTCGCCATTGTCGAGCAGCTTCGCTTTCTTCCCAAACCTTCAACGGCACCTGCTGCCGTCGAAATTATGTTGTACCCACCAGACGAACGCCGCCGCGACATCGACAACTACAACAAGGCTCTGTTTGATGCGCTTACGCATGCTGGCATTTGGGAGGATGACAGCCAGGTGCAGAGAATGCTGGTGGAGTGGGGGCCGAAGGTACCGGGTGGACGTGTAGAAATATCCATCAAGAAACATGAACCTCTGGCGGGTGCAGCCGCCTGATAAGTGGAGAAGAGCATGAATCAGATGAACATCACCGTAACGTGTCCGACAAACCATGCCGCCGCGATAGGTCAGCAGATAACGATGTCCAGTCGTGAAATTGCGAAGCTGGTCGATTCCCGTCACAGCAATGTCTGCGTAACCATCGAGCGACTGATGAAATCCGGCGTTATTGGGGGGTATGCTGCAATGCAGTACACCCATCCTCAGAACCAGCAGACTTACCATTACTACGAAGTTAACAAGCGAGACAGCTATGTGATCGTCGCGCAGCTGTGCCCGGAGTTTACTGCCCGTCTGGTTGATCGCTGGCAGGAACTGGAGAGCGGGGCCGGGATGGTTGTTCCCCAAACACTCCCTGAAGCACTCCGGCTCGCCGCTGATCTTGCTGAACAGAAGCAACGTCTCAGTGAAGAGCTGGCAATTGCCGCACCGAAGGCTGAATTTGTTGATCGCTACGTCAAAGCCACCGGGTCAATGACATTCCGGCAGGTTGCCAAGCTCCTTAACGCCAAAGAACCCGAGTTCGCGATGTTCCTCATTGAGAACGGCATCATGTACCGCCTGAACCGCGTGCTTACTCCGAAGAGTAAACACATCGAAGCAGGCCGATTTGAAGTTAAGACCGGGACCACCAACCAGACCAACTATGCGTTCAATCAGTCTCGTTTCACGGCGAAAGGGGTGCGCTGGATAGGTGGACTTTGGGCAGAACATGTCGCTAAGGGGCAAATTGCGTGAGAGCCATACTGACGCCTGAAATTGCGCCGATGTCCGGGGTGGTTCTGTTCCGCCCTGGTAACGAACTGCTCTGGCTATTCCGTCAGGGAAGGGTAGTTATTGAGCCACCATCCGAAGCTATCCAGCATCTGCCATCTGGATTAATCCCTGAAGCCCACCAGCCCCTGACAGACGATGCCAACATGCAGGCTATTTTCGTTAACGAGAGGGTCATTCAGCGAGCTGGTGGATTGAGTAGCCTTGATGCCTGGCTGGAGAGAAAATTTGAATGCCAGTGGCCTCACACTGACTGGCATGCCACTGACTTTACGGTAATGCGCCACGCTCCGGGGAGCATTCGTCTTTGCTGGTCGTGTGATAACCATTTACGTGAGCAAACCACTGAAAGACTGGCAGGAATTGCCATGCAGAACCTGGTAAAATGGCTGCTGGAAAGGGTAAATATTGATTTAGGTTTCAGCCCTGAACACACTCTTTCGCTTCCTGAGTTCTGCTGGTGGATGGTACGTAATGATCTGGCTGACCTTGTTCCTGAATCAGTGGCGAGTAAAGCACTCAGAATCAAGCCAGAACAGCACAGTTCAGTGATGAGGGAAAGCGACATTGTCCCGTCATTACCGGCTACGCAAATCTTTCAGGAGAAGGCAAAGAAGATAGTGACGGTGAAGGTCGATCCTGAAACGCCGGAATCTTTCATGCTGAGGCCAAAGCGCCGACGCTGGGAAAACGAGAAATACACCCGCTGGGTGAAGTCGCAGCAGTGCTGTTGCTGTAATAACCCGGCAGACGACCCCCACCACCTGATAGGCCACGGGCAGGGTGGAATGGGTACTAAGGCGCATGACCTGTTTGTGATACCGCTGTGCAGAGCGCATCACGACGAGTTACACGCTGATCCCGTGGCATTTGAAGCGAAATACGGCGACCAGTTAACGCTGCTGTTTCGGTTTTTAGATCGTGCGCTGGCAATCGGCGTACTGGCGTAAGTGGAGACGCAAATGATCAATCCTTCAGAAGTAGGCAAATCCGGCGAGTTGGTTCGCCTTCGCACTCTCGAAAGTATCTGGGTACAGGGAAAGCTCCGCATGTGGGGTCGCTGGTCTTATATCGGTGGTGGCTCGGGCGGAAACATGTTCAACCAGCTGCTGTCATCCGGGAAAATAACCAAATCCGCCATCAACGATGCGCTGCGCCGCATGAAGAAATCCGGCATCACTAAACCCGAGCTGGAAGCATACCTTCGTGAAATTCTCGACAGTAAAAACAAAACTGGCCTGGCGTTCTGCTCAGACGAGGAGGGGCTAAAGATTGACGGCGTTATTGCTGCGGTATTGATGAACGAAGAATACCGTGGGCTGTATGGCGTGATTGTTGATCGTCATCGTCTGCGTAAAAGCAAACTCCAGATGGCTAAAGAGCTTAATTCAAAACACCCCGACTGGACCCTTATTACATGCCGTCGTCGCATTGATACATGGGTCAGTCTTGCAGAATCGATCCTTTACGCACCACTTTGTGACGCATTCGCCACAAATAGCGACAGATTTAAGTTGCAGGGTGAGCAGGAAAGTGCTTAAATTGTGGTAGGCTCGGGACAGTAAAGCGTACTGAGCAACAAATCAAAACATAAACCCGCCACTGCTGCGGGTTTTTTATTTTAAGGGCTGCCTCCGGGTGGCCTTTTTTGTTTCCCCTCGTTCTGAGAGGACTCACGGCAATAAGAGGGGGCTAAATGTCCGATCCTGTTTCTGGCACTACGGTAGCGGCTGGTGGTCTGATGGGGGCCAGCATGTTCGGCCTGGCAACCGGCATTGATTATGGTGTGGTGTTTGGCGCATTCGCTGGTGCAGTGTTCTATGTCGCTACGGCGGTTAATATCAGCCGCCTTAAGCTGGTGGGCTACTTCATCACCTCATTCATCTTCGGCGTTATTGGCGCTCCACTTCTTGGCTCTTACTTCTCCAAATGGACGGGGTATAGCGACAGGCCACTTGATGCGCTGGGCGCGGTAATCGTAGCCGCTATTGCTATTAAGCTGCTGACGTTCGTCAACAGTCAGGATTTGGGCAGCCTGTTTGGAATTCTCTCGCGTTTACGTGGTGGAGGGGCCAGTAATGGTAACAAGTGATCCGAGTGCAATGGCGAATGCCATCATCTGCGGGGTGATCGTTCTTGCCCTCATGTTCTACCAGCGTGGAGGGGCGAGACATCGTCCACTGATATCGCTGATGGCTTATTTCACGGTGCTGGTTTATGCCAGCGTCCCTTTCCGTTACCTGTTCGGCCTGTATCACGAATCGCACTGGTTTGTGGTGCTTGTGAACGTTCTGATTTGCGCTGCTCTTCTCTGGGCACGGGGAAACATGGCGCGCCTGATTGATGCACTGAGGCACTAATGAACCAATCACAATTTCTGAAGGCGGCTGGTATCAGCGCCGGGTTAGCTGCGCGCTGGTTTCCGCATATCGACGCCGCTATGAAGGAATACGGCATCACCGCACCGCTAGATCAGGCCATGTTTATTGCCCAGATGGGGCATGAAAGCACCAGATTTACCCGGCTGGTGGAAAACCTGAATTATGCGGCTGAAAACCTGGTCCCTACGTTCGGCAGCCATCGCATCACTCCACAGCAGGCCGCCGCGCTTGGCAGAACGGCAACGCAACCGGCAAACCAGAAAGCGATTGCCAATCTGGTTTACGGTGGTGAGTGGGGAAAAGAACACCTTGGCAATCAGGTTGCCGGTGATGGCTGGAAATATCGCGGTCGTGGGCTGAAACAGGTTACCGGCCTGAGCAACTATCGCAGTTGTGGCCAGGCGTTGAAACTGGACCTTGTTACTCATCCGGAGCTGCTTGAAAAGGATGAATACGCCGCGCGCTCAGCCGCATGGTTCTATGCCTCCCGTGGTTGCCTGCTTCATTCCGGCGACGTTGAGCGCGTGACGCTTCTTATCAATGGTGGCAGAAACGGGCTGGATAAACGCCGCGCGCTGTTTAACCTGGCGAAATCTGTTCTGGTGTGAGGTGAGTGTGGGTATCGAAACGATAATCGGGCTGGCCGCACTGGTGATTTCCGCTATCGCCGGTGCCTTTGGCCTGGGCCATATTCGCGGCACCAGCAAAGCGGAAGCGAAAGCGGACCAGCAGCGCACCGAAGATAACGCAGCGGCAACGGTCGCAGTAGCCGAACGCCGGGTAGAAGCAACGAAAGAGGCCAGCAATGTACAGCAGACTGTTAACCATATGCCTGGCGACGATGTTGATCGCGAGCTGCGGGACAACTGGACCCGTAAGGGTTGAGGTAGTGGACACGGCATGCGACTGGGTTAAACCCATCTACGGAACGAATCACGACTGGGATGTTTTGGACCGCCAAACGAAGAAAGACATCCTGGCGCATAACAAAGCGTGGCAGGCTAACTGCCAGAAACAAACCAGAGCCTCGCAATAGCGGGGCTTTTTTATGCGCATCGCACGCGCACATCAAAGAAAGTCTTTCAGCTGTGAGCCTGGGCAAACCGTTAACTTTCGGCGGCTTTGCCGTGCGACAGGCTCACGTCTAAAAGGGAAATCAAATGCAGGTCACTATTGATGGTGTCCCGTTTGTGCCTGCCTGCGCTTCAGCGTCACGGATTGGCATTGCCATAACTACCCATAACCGGCCAGACGTTTTAAAGCGCGCCATTGAACAGCATACCAAACATCTTCCTGTCGGTGCGCTGGTGGTGGTTATCGACGACGGCTCTAAACCTGCCGCCATAGTACCTGACGGCGTGCAGCTGCGTCGCCATGAAACATCATTGGGCATTGTTGCTTCTAAGAACGCCAGCTTAACCGCGCTGATGAATGCCGGGTGCGAACATCTTTTCCTTTGGGACGATGACGCTTGGCCCATCGTTGATAACTGGCACCTGCCATATATCGAATCACCCGAACCGCACCTGGCTTACCAGTTCCTCGATCTGGCAGGGACGAATAAGCTGAAGGATATGGCGGTACTGTACCGGGATGATAAGCATATCGCTTACACGGGACAGCGTGGCGTAATGCTTTACTACCACCGTAGCGCTATCGAGAAGGTTGGCGGTTTCGATCCGGTTTATGGTCGCGGCATGTACGAACACAGTGACCTCGCCCTGCGCATCCATAATGCTGGCTTGACGACGTGGGCTTACGGTGATGTGGTCGGTTCAGAAAAGCTGATCCATTCTCTCGATGAGCATGAAGCCGTAGAGCGTTCGGTACCGCGCCCCGACAGACAGGAGCTGGTGGAACGTAACGTGAAGATCCACAACGAACGGCGTGATGCCGGTTTTACTGGTTACGTTGAATACCGCCAGCAGCGTGACGTGGTAATCACAACGCTGCTCACCAGTCAGCCTGACCCGCAGCGCGGCACGAAAATGGCGGCCTCGCCTGACATGCTGAGCAAATGGGCGGCCTCGCTTCGCCAGTGTGGTCGTATAGCGCTGGTGGATGAATTACTGACGGCCCCGGCAGATGTTGAGCTATGTTGCGTTCCTGACGTGAAGATGAATGTCTACTTTCGTCGCTGGTTGCACATCTGGCAGCACCTGCGAGATCACCCTGAATACCGGTTCGTCTGGTGTACCGATGGTACCGATGTCGAAATGCTTCGCGCGCCGTGGGAAGAAATGGAAGCCGGAAAGGTGTATGTCGGTTCAGAACCAAAGACCTACGCCGATACCTGGGCAAAGCAGAATCATCCGGAGCGCATCTATCAGGAGTTCATTGAAGAGCATCGGAACGATGTAATGCTTAACGCTGGGCTGCTAGGTGGTACCCGCGCTGATGTAATGGCGTTTGCTCACGGCATCATCCGTCTTTACTACAGGATCGAGAGCTATCGTTTCTGGAAGAAAGAACAGGCTGGCGCCGCGGTGGGTGACATGCTGGCGTTCGGTATTGTCGCGCAGTCATTCGCTGACAGGCTGGTCACCGGCCCACTGGTTCACACGGTGTTCAAAACTGGGGGCATCGGCAAAGAAAATGCCTGGTGGCGCCATAAATAACAGGAGGTCTTATGATTTCGTATGAGGTTGAGTTCCCGACCCAAAAATCTGTAAGTTTAAAAATTGACGGCTTAAATGCATCTGGATTTCCGAAAACCATGGTGACTGATGCTATTGGTGGTGATGTTAAAGTACAGCTCGATAAGAAAACTATGCTGACTGTACCTTATCGTGAAGACATTACAGCAGACTTTACTCTTGAAGGTTACAAGCAGCGCGCTGAAACTCACGCGAAAACTGTAATCGATCAGATTGTGAATGCGGCTCAGCACCGAGCCGCTGACGATTTAATTCAGGAAGTTACGAACGCGGTTGCTTCTTCTGAATTATTTTCTCAACTCTCTTAATCGCTTCGTGAGCATCTGGGGCAGATGAAATTTCAGGCGGTGTAACCTCCTTCAGTACATCCATCAGAACGTCCCCAACATTCTGTTTTGGTGACAGCTTGTTAACAGCTTCAATAATCAAAGAAAAAACCAGTTTATTGGTGGCTTTTTCAATCTTTAATTCACGTTGTAAATCTGCAACTGCTTTTTCCAGTTCTGACATGGAACCCATGGGTATTTTCCTTTTCGGAGGTAATCAGCCATCCCCCCGCGACAGAGTGCGCCAGTGTCCAACCACTGACGGGCTGAATGCTTACCTTAACCAGGGTTAAAACGAAGCAACACCCTGATATTCAGACAGTAGCCGCCATCGTGCGGCTTTTTTATTGGAGATTCGCTGGTGGCTGAAGACATAAAGTTTGTGGTGGTCGGCCATGTTTCTCGCATAGTTCATGCACAACGTCTCGCTGCGATGCTGGATGCCCATCTGCTTATTGATGACGGTAACCACGGTGCGAACTGGAATCATCGGCGTGCGCTTGAGTGGACAGCAGAACAAACCTGCCGGGTAGTTGTTGTTGAAGATGATGCGATGCCAGTGGACTTGTTCTTCACTTCAGTCACGAGCTGGCTTAACCGCTTCCCGGAATCGCTGGTGAGTTTTTACCTGGGCACTGGCCGACCACCACAGTATCAGATGCAGGTAGCCGAACGTCTGATTGTTGCTGACAAGACACGGTCTGACTTCATCACGCTGCCGCGCCTTATACACGGCGTGTGCTACAGCGTACCGCCTCAGCATATTGAACGAGTCCTTTCTCGATGGGACAGCAGCAAGCCAGCCGACTATGCAGTCGGGGATGCCTATGGCGGCGCGGTGGTTTATCCGTGTTACTCGCTGGTGGATCATGTTGATGGTGAGCCTGTTGAGCGTCACCCTGACTCAGCGCCACGTACAGAACGCCGCCGGGCGTGGAGGCTGGCGTGAATAAAGAACCGCGTATCTATGGCAGCAAATGGGACAGAGAGCGTCTGGTGTTCCTTCGCGCACATCCTCTCTGTGTTATGTGCCGGGATCAGGGAAGGGTGGCAGCAGCAACGGTTGTTGACCACATCATTCCGCACAAACTGAAAGAGGCTCTTCGATCTGGTGATGCGGATGCCATAAGCAAAGCCCAGAAGCTCTTCTGGAGCCGCAGTAACTGGCAGGGACTGTGCAAGCAGCATCATGACTCAACGAAGCAGAGGATGGAGAAGCGCGGCACTATCATCGGCTGTGATGAAAGCGGCCTTCCTCTTGATCCTTCTTCACACTGGTTCAAACGATAACATTTCTCATTCGTGAGTGAGCAGGGGAAGGGTGGGGTAAAAGTTCAGGACCGTGGCCCTGAATGACCGCCGCCCATCCTTTTTGTGCACAACCGCGAAATGAAAAGTTTTTTTCCGGGAGGTTCCGATGGCAGGACGACGCCCGAAACCGACCCACCTGAAAGTGGTAACCGGCAACCCGGGCAAACGCAAACTCAACGACAAAGAGCCTACACCGGCGCGAGAAATCCCGAGTCCACCCGAGCATCTCTCTGACTGGGGAAAGGTAGCCTGGGGAAAGCTAACCGTGCTACTCGACGGCATGGGAATTCTGACCATTGCCGATACGCTGGCGCTCGAGCGTCTTTGTGATATTTACGCCGACATTCTGCAACTGCGTCTGACGATTGCCGATGAAGGGCGAACGTACACAGTGCAGACAGAGGGCGGTTTTTTGATTAAAGCAAACCCGGCGGTTGCCATGCTTGCCGACGCTGATCGTCGATTTAAAAGCTACCTGGTTGAATTCGGTCTCACTCCGGCCGCCAGAACGAAGGTGAAAGTGGATGGTGGAGAAAAAGAAGAAGACCCGTTCAACCAGTTCTTCGGTTGATCCCGCAACGCGATACGCCATGGATGTAGTTTCGGGTAAGGAAATCGCCGGGCCGGATATAAGAAATGCCTGTAAACGACACCTTAAGGACCTTGAATCATGTCATGCCCGGGGGCTGTTTTGGGATACCGAAGCTGCGCAGCGCGCCATCGACTTTTTCGCGAAAGTGCTGAAGCTCAACGGCGGCGAGCATGAAGGTAATCCCTTTATCCTCCTTCCCTGGCAGTGTTTCATTGTTGGTTCGATATTTGGGTGGAAAAACTCTGAAAACTACCGTCGTTTTCGCATGGTGTATGTCGAATCGGGTAAAGGTTCGGGGAAGTCACCGCTGGCTGGCGGAGTAGGGCTCTACTGCCTGACAGCTGATAAAGAACCACGTGCTGAGGTATATGCCGCGGCCACGAAAAAAGACCAGGCCATGATCCTGTTTAGGGACGCGGTGGCGATGGTTGATCAGTCACCAGCGCTGGCGCAGCGGATTAATAAATCAGGCGGAGCCGGGAAGGAGTGGAACCTGGCTTTCCTTCAGACGGGGTCTTTCTTCAGACCCATCAGTTCTGATGATGGACAGTCAGGTCCGCGTCCGCATTGTGCACTGATTGACGAGATTCACGAGCATAAGAACAACCAGGTCGTTGAGATGATGCGCGCCGGTACGAAAGGACGTCGGCAGGCGCTGATTTTCATGATCACCAACAGCGGCCACGATAAAACCAGCGTCTGTTATGACTACCACGAGTACGGGCGCAAGGTAGCAGAAGGTTCGATCGAGGATGACAGTTTCTTTTCGTTCATCTGCTCGCTTGATGAAGGGGAGGACCCGTTTAAGGACGAGACCTGCTGGAAGAAAGCTAACCCGTCGCTTGGTCACACCTTCACAGACCGTTATCTGAGGGAGCAGGTCACTCAGGCACGTGGCATGCCGTCGAAAGAGAGTATCGTTCGCCGCCTCAACTTCTGTCAGTGGGTAGACGCCGATAATCCCTGGATGAGCAGCGATGTGTGGATGGGGTGTGAAGAGGACTTCGACCTGCATGAATTGCAGGGTGAGGAATGTTATGGCGGCCTTGACCTTTCTGGAAGCCGGGACCTTACCGCGCTGGCGCTGTTTTTCCCGAAAAAAAGAAAACTGCTGGTGGAGTTCTGGACACCGAAAGACACGTTGCTTGATAGGGCTAAAACGGATCGGGTTCCTTATGACGCGTGGGAGCGGGATGGATACATTCATACCACGCCAGGGAAAGCGGTTAAGTACGGATTCGTTGCTGAACGTATAGCTGACCTTTCTCAGATGTTTTTTATCAAGGCGATAGCCTTTGACCAGTATCGAATCAAATATCTTGAACCTGAACTGGAAGATGCCAGCGTATCAGTGCCTTTGATCCCTCATGGGCAAGGGTACTACAAAGCCCAGGAGTCAGGGTTATGGATGCCGCACTCTATTGAGCTGTTCGAACAGCGGCTGGATGACGGCGACATCATCATCAAAACCAACCCCTGCCTGCGCTGGAATGCTGCATCAGCAGTAACCGAAGCCGATCAGAAAGAAAACCGGATCTTTGCCAAGAAAAAGAGTACCGGCCGTATTGATGGCGTAGTGGCATCTGCTATGGCTATTGGTGCATCTGAAGGGGATGTTGGGGATGAGGGCGATGTCGATGGATTTTTTGACGAACCGATCATAGTGGGTATCTGATGGCTAAGAATAAACAACCCGGGCGTGTAAAAAGCGCCCTGTTAAACTGGCTGGGAGTACCAATCAGTCTCACGACAGGTGAATTCTGGCGTGAATGGTATGGCACCAGTAGCAGCGGAAAGGTTGTTACCGCTGATAAAGCGATAAAGCTCTCTGCTGTCTGGGCTTGTGTCAGGCTGTTGAGTGAGTCCATTTCAACACTCCCACTGAAAATATACGTGCGCCAGCCTGACGGGTCTCGAAAGGCTGCGACCGATCACCCGGCCTATTCGGTGCTGTGCCGTCGCCCTAACTCAGAAATGACGCCATCCCGCTTTATGTTGATGGTAGTAGCCAGTATTTGTCTTCGCGGGAATGCCTTCATTGAGAAGAAGTTCATCGCAAACCGCCTGGTTTCGCTGGTGCCTTTGTTGCCGCAGAACATGGTGGTTAAACGTCTCACTACCGGAGCGCTGGAATACAAATACACTGAAAACGGAAACGAACGCATCATTCCAGTTAAAAACATGATGCACATTCGCGGATTCGGGCTGGATGGTGTTTGTGGGATGATGCCAACGATGGCGGGCGTTGATGTATTTGGCGCTGCTATGTCGGTGGATGAAGCGGCAGCAAAAATTTTCGAGAATGGCCTTCAGAGCACCGGATTTTTGTCCTCTGAAAATGCACTGACGAAGGAGCAGCGCGATCGACTGCGCCAGAACCTTCAGTCATTTATCGGTTCAAAAAATGCCGGAAAGCTGATGGTTCTGGAAAATAAATTAACTTACCAGAACGTCACAATGAACCCGGAGGCTGCGCAACTTCTTGAAAGCCGTTCATTCAGCATTGAGGAAATCTGCCGCTGGTTCCGCGTTCCGCCCTATATGGTTGGGCATACGACAAAGCAGAGCAGCTGGGCTTCGAGTCTGGAGGGTATGAACCTTCTTTTCCTGACGCACACCCTGCGACCTTTGCTGGTGAACATCGAACAGGAAATTGGACGGTGCCTCCTGGACAGCGATGATGAGGTGTTCGCGGAGTTCTCCGTAGAAGGACTGCTGCGCGCCGACAGCGCGGGCCGTGCTGCTTACTATACCAGCGCGCTCCAGAATGGGTGGATGTCCCGCAATGACGTGCGCCGTCTTGAGAATATGCCACCGATTGAAGGGGGTGACATTTACACCGTTCAGCTCAACCTGACGCAACTGAAAAATCTCGAAAGCAGCAATCCTGCTGTTCAGGCTCTGGCCCTGAGAGAACTGCATAACCACGTATTCCCCGATATTTCCTTTGAACAATCTCCGCTGAAACAGGCCGCTTAGGAGCACTTTCCTGATGAGCAAAAAACAACTTCCGGTAGCACCGGCGGGTCGCCCCTGCGCGCGCGTTACCTGTGAAACATTACCGTCCGCACTGGACCGCTGGGACGGCGGGATCAAAGCTGCGGCCACTGACGACAACAGTATTTCTGTTTTTGATGTGATCGGGCAGGACTACTGGGGTGAAGGCGTAACAGCCAAACGTATCGCTGGTGCACTACGGGCGATGAATGGCGCCGACGTCACGGTCAATATCAACTCCCCTGGCGGTGACATGTTCGAAGGCCTGGCCATCTACAATCTTCTGCGTGAATACGAAGGCCGTGTGACGGTGAAGGTGCTCGGTATTGCCGCCAGCGCCGCCTCGGTCATTGCGATGGCCGGGGATGAAATTCAGATCGGCCGTGGTGCCTTCCTGATGATCCACAACTGCTGGGTCTACGCGATGGGTAACCGCCATGACTTTGCGGAACTGGCACAGTCTCTTGAGCCCTTCGATAACGCTATGGCAGACATCTACGCGGCGCGTTCCGGCCTTGATATGGCAGCTGTTCAGAAACTGATGGATGCCGAGAGTTATATCGGTGGTAGTGACGCTGTGGCGAAGGGACTGGCAGACAGCCTGCTTTCTGCTGATGCGGTCAGTGATGGCGATGAATCACCCGCGGCCGCGCTTCGCAAACTTGATGCGCTG